AGAATATATCCAAGAACAATTTTCCCTTGTCAAAGATAAACTATCAAAACAAGAATTGTTTATTTTTGTACCAATGCCTGATTATAAACTAAACGAACGCTGGACTGATGAGTTTCGTATTCGTGATGGTCATACTAAACTAGCAGATGGTTCTTGGGTCACTGTTGTTAAAATGACTGAATACCTTGACAAACTTCAGAAAAATACTGAAGAACTATACGATAATAATCAAAAATGTTATCGTGAATTACAAACTCTGAAACAACAAAGAACTGAAATGGAATTTGGTCTGCGTCATGCGCAGAAATCGCTACACAAAGCACTCGCTATTAAAGGAGAAAATGATGAGTGATTATACACCCGATGTTTGGGTTATGTTAAAGTTTGATAACAGTAAAACTGTTGTCTATAAAATTCTTGCTGGTTGGTATGGTGGTTATCTGAATGGTGATTCATGGAAACTAAACAGCGGTGTAACTCATGTTGAACAAGATGGCGACTGGTACAAGTTCCATGGTTATAGTGGAAGTGTTTATGAGTGTCACAAAAATAACTATAAACTTTCTGGAATGACTTCTAGTATTCTTAATAAATTTTATGATGATATTGAAAAAGCTAATTTAGATATCAAGCTAAGTGTGATGGATGAAGATACAACTAATTTTATGGAGTTAAATTATGCCTAATAAATCGTGGACTGTTGAAGTTGAACAGGCACCTGATGGTGAATACTTTATTCAACTCACTGATGAGATGCTAGAGCATACCGATTTTAAAATCGGTGATGAGGTTGAATGGATTGATCGTAAAGATGGTTCTTGGGAACTTCGAAAGAAGCAACCAGAAATGGCTTGGGTATTGGTTGAAGCAGTTCAACAATTCCGTATGCGTTATATGGTTCAAGTACCAGCAAGCAATCCTGAGTGGGCAATGGATACTGTTGTAATGAAAGAAGCTAAAGAATTCTCTCAATACGATATGGGTGAAACTATCGTAAGTCATCGAGTGGTTTCTGAAGAAGAAGCCTTTGAGATTTGCGATAAAGATAATGACTATACTAAATCTTGGAATGATGAACAAAAGATGCGTGCATTCTTTACCAAGGATGGAGAAAAGGTAGAACTATAATGTTTATGTTTGACGTTGAAACTCTCGGGGTTGAATCCAACTCCGTAGTCCTTTCTGCTGCTCTTGTTTACTTTGAGCCAGGAAAGAATCAAAGCTATCAAGACCTGCTTGATGGGGCATGTTACGTCAAGTTCAAAGCGAAAGAACAAACCGAAGCCAAACGTACAATTGACCTTGGCACTTTAGAGTGGTGGAAGAATCAACATCATTATGTACGTGGTTGCGCTTTAGATCCCAGTGGAGATGACCTAACAGTTGAGCAAGCATTTACAAAGATGCATAATTGGCTCAATAAGTTTACAAACCCTCAAAAACAAACTATGTGGGCACGTGGTTCGCTTGACCAATTAGTTATTGACAGCCTAGCAAAGAAATTTGACTTGCAACCTTTAACCGACTATAATAGGTGGAGAGATGTAAGAACGGCAGTTGATATTCTCTATGGTACAACTAATGGTTATTGTGAAATCGAGTATCCAAACTTTGAACGTGCAGCGTGTATTAAACACCACCCTGTTCACGATTGCGCTTTGGATGCAATGATGCTAATGTATGGAAAACAAGTTTAATGGAATTTTATACTAATGTTCAAGTTGCTGGTGATAAAATCCTGTTGCGTGGTTATGAAAATGGTAAACCTTACCAACGACGCATAGATTATTTGCCAACCCTTTATGTAAACTCAAAAGGTAAAAGCAACTGGCAAACTCTTGATGGTATGTACGTTGATGAAGTACAACCTGGATCAATCCGAGAAACACGTGATTTCCTGAAACGCTATGATGGCGTTCAGGGATTCAGTGTTTTCGGGCAAACGAATTATGGTATTCAATACCTCAGTGATCAATATGACTATGATATCAATTGGGATATTGAACAGATTAAAATCTTTACAATCGACATTGAAACGAAGACTGAAGAAGGTTTCCCTAACCTCATAACTGCCAACGAAGAAGTTCTTTTGATTACAGTCAAGGACTTTTCTTCTAAACGCATCATCACTTTCGGTGTTGGTGCTTTCGTTCATAACCGTGACGATCTAATTTATATTAACTGTAAAGATGAACAACACTTACTCAAAGAGTTTATCATTTGGTGGCAATCAAACTATCCAGATATTATCACTGGTTGGAATACCGACTTCTTTGACGTACCATATTTGATTAAACGTATTACTCGTGAACTTGGCGAAACCCTAGCCAAGAAGTTTTCACCATGGGGTATGATTACTGAACGTAAAACATTTATCAAAGGTAATGAAGAAATCCATTATGATGTTTCTGGTATTGCTCAACTTGACTATCTTGAGTTGTACAAAAAGTATACTTACTCCAAACAAGAGTCCTACAAACTGGACTACATTGCAGAGCAGGAACTAGGTGATAAGAAGAAAGAAAATCCTGGAGATACTTTCCGTGAGTTTTATACTTACCATTGGCAACAGTTTGTTGAGTATAACATTCATGACGTAGAGTTGGTTGACAAGCTGGAAGATAAGATGCGTCTAATTGAACTACATCTTACTATGGCTTATCAAGCTAAGATTAATTATGAAGATGTTTACTCACAAGTTCGTATGTGGGATGCTATTATTTACAATCACCTGCGTAAGAAAGGTATTGTTATTCCAATGAAGACTGGCGGTTCAAAGACCGAACAGTTTGAAGGTGCATTCGTTAAAGATGTTCAAGTTGGTCAGCATAAATGGGTTGCCTCGTTTGACTTGAACTCATTGTATCCTCACTTGATTATGCAGTATAACATTTCACCAGAAACACTCACACACGAAAAGATTAGTTGTACTGTTGATAAGTTACTTGCTCAGGAAGTTGATACCACTTACTTGAAGCAACGTGACCTTTCTATGACTGCTAATGGTTGGTGCTATCGCCGAGACGTAAAGGGGTTCATGCCTGAGCTGATGGAACAGATGTATGGTAATCGTTCCAAGTTCAAGAAACAGATGTTGAAGGTTCAACAGTTATATGAACATGACAAAGGTAACAACGAACTGCGTAAAGAAATCAGCCGTCTAAATAATCTACAGATGGCTATGAAGATTGCTTTGAACTCAGCTTATGGTGCTATGGGTAATGCATACTTCCGCTATTTCGATATTCGTATGGCTGAGGGTATTACAACTTCTGGTCAGTTATCTATTCAATGGATGGCTAATGAGTTCAATCGTTTTATGAATAAGATCTTGAAGACCGAAGGTAAAGACTTTGTTATCGCGATTGATACTGATTCAATCTATCTAACAATGGAAGAGTTGGTTGAACACTTTGCTGCTGATAAAGATGAAGCTGGTAAGATTAAGTATATGGACAAGGTTTGTGAAGATATCTTCCAACCGTTCATTGATAACACTTATCAAAAGTTGGCAGAGTATATGAATGCTTATAGTCAGAAGATGATTATGAAGCGTGAAGTGTTGGCTGACAAAGGTATTTGGATTGCCAAGAAGAACTATGTTCTTAATGTACATAACTCTGAAGGTGTTCAATACGCAACTCCCAAACTAAAGGTTCTTGGTTTGGCTATGGTTCGTTCTTCAACTCCATCAGTTATTCGTGAGGAACTCAAGAAGTCTGTAAGGGTTATCCTTGAGGGTGATGAGAAAGTTATGCAAAAGTATATTTCTGGTTATAGGGATGACTTCCAAAAGTTTCCTGTAGAAGCTATTGCATTCCCACGTGGAGTTTCTGGTTTGAAACAGTATGCTGGTTCACCGATCTATCAGAAAGGTACACCAATCCACGTTCGTGCTGCTCTTCTATATAATCATTATGTGAAGAAATTAGGTATCGACAAGAAGTACCAACTTATTCGGGAAGGTGATAAGATTAAATTTGTTTATCTTCGAACACCAAACCCATATCACGAAAACGTCATTGCGTTCATTACAGAACTTCCAAAGGAGTTCAATCTAGAATCGTTCATTGACTACGACACACAATTTGACAAGACATTTGTAGAACCATTAAAAACTATTATCGAACCGTTGAATTGGAAAGCTGAGGAAGTATCCTCGCTTGAAGACTTTTTCGGATAAATATGACTACTTAACAAAAAGGAAAATATATGAAACTAATTAAATTTTATGCAACATGGTGTGAGCCATGTAAGATGTTAGAAAGAGTTGTTGAATCTAAGAAAGATCAAATCCCTGAAGACTGGACATATGCTAACATTGATATTGACCAAGATATGGCATCTGCTAAAGCATTAAATGTTAGAGGTGTGCCAACTATGGTTATTATGTCAGATGATAACGTTGAAGTTCGCCGACATGTTGGTTACTTGGGTGAACGTGAGTTTGAACAATTTTTGCGTGGCAGATAATTTAAAGGATTTATTATGAGCATGTTAGAAAAACTAAAGAAGAACTCAACTATTAAGGATACTTCTATCCTTGCTAATTCTAAGTTCTTCACTAAGAAGGATATGATTCCTACTACAATTCCAGTAATCAACGTTGCGTTGTCTGGTCGTCTTGATGGTGGATTAACACCTGGTCTTACAATGTGGGCTGGTCCATCAAAGCACTTCAAAACAGCTTTCAGCTTGTTAATGGCTAAAGCATACTTGGACAAATATGAAGACGGTGTCGTTTTATTCTATGACTCTGAGTTCGGTACTCCTCAAAGTTATTTTGATGCTTTCGGTATCGACACTGACAGGGTGCTCCATACTCCTATTACAGATGTTGAACAACTCAAATTCGACATCATGCAACAACTGCAAAACATCGAACGAGGCGAGCGAGTAATTATCGTTATTGACTCTATTGGTAACTTGGCTTCTAAGAAAGAAGTTGAAGACGCACTCGATCAAAAGTCCGTTGCAGATATGAGCCGTGCG